TGGTGCAATTCATGCAGTCGAGATCAAGGGTTCGCTAACCTATGAATTGTTGCCAGTTGGCGCAGTTCCAGTTGTTGCATAGGAGAAATAAATGTCTGTAGTGCGGACCTATAATCCCTCGCGTGTCGTAGTCATTATGAATGGATTACCGATGACTGGATATGCAGATGGAACGTTCTTGAATATTGCTATGGCAGCGGATGGTGTAACGACACAAGTTGGCGCTGATGGTGAAATTGCACGGGCAGTTAATACAGATCGTCGTTGCACAGTAACGATTACTTTGCAGCAAACCAGCCCAAGTAATGCGTTCCTATCAGGACTATTTGAAATGGATACGCTTACTTGCGGTGGCACTATTGGTCCGATACTAGTGCAAGATTTGTGTGGCGAAACATTGTTTATGGCTGCACAAGCTTGGGTTGTTAAACCTGCTGACATTGAATTTAGTAAAGAAGTATCAACGCGCGCATGGTCAATCGAAACTGGCTCGCCGAGTGTATATTTAGTTGGCGGAGCGTAATAACTCATGGCGGTAGTTGGGAAACGCTTCGAGTTTGAACTGGATAATGGCAATAAGTTTTATATTAGGAGATATGAACCGTTTCTATCGTTAGAAGTGTTAGGTGAAGTCCAGAAGAAATTCCTTCCTCCGTTAGCTGCAATGATGGAAGCAAGGGATGGACAAACAGACGAAGCGAAAATGGATACTGCAATGAAAGCAGTTGATATGGTATCGCGTAGTCTAGATGGTAAATCACTTATAGCGTTAGTTAAAGTTGTTCTTAATTCGAACTATGTTTCTGTTAGTATTAATGCTGATCCGCCAATTCCGTTAGATGAAGGTGCATTGAATAGGTCTACTGAAGATGTTTTTGACGTGATACGATTAATAATCGAGGTATTGAGGTATAATTACGAACGACTTTTTACGCAAGGCAGAACCCTTATTGGACTGGCCCAACCGGAACCAACGATCCAATAGGTGTTTTGCGACAAGACTTAATTGATGAATTAGTAATATGGCGGCCAATACTAGAAGGTTTGGTTAGTATTGGTGAAGTAACAAGAGGGGAAGTAGACATTATTGATTTGCTGAAACTAAATGCGCTGTTAGATATGCGTGCTGCTGCGGAGCATCGGGAAACCGAACGCGCCAGGAGCCAGAGTAAATGAGTGTCGTTAGAGAAATTACGACGCTATTTGACTTTAAGGTAGACAAGGCTGGGTTTACTCAGGCTGAAGCTGCTATCAATACACTTAAATCATCACTTATTTCACTTGGTAAATTATTTGGTATTGCGCTTGTTGCCGATAAGATATATGAAGTTGTCGATGAAATAATTTCGGCTGGTAAAGAAGTTAATAAACTAAAGTATCAGCTTAGTCTCCTGGCGAGACCGGGTGATGATATTAATAAAGCTGCTAATGATCTTTTCGAAACAGCACAAAAAACTGGCGTTGAGTATGGATACGTTCTAGATACATACAAAGAATTTTTGAATGAAAGCAAGGAAAGCAATGTAAGTCAGGATCAACTGTTGACTACAGTTGATAATATCTTAACCAGTATGAAATTATTCGGCACTAATGCTGAAGGAATGAAGGAGGTAACGAACGCATTTAATTTAGGCTTTAGACGCGGCGCTATTGGTATGCGGCAATGGGGTCTGATTGTAGACGAAGCGCCATTGTTAGTTAATGCTTTATCTGATGCTACACACCGGAGTCGCGAAGAATTAGCCGCAATGGCTAAGGCTGGAAAGTTAACTGCTGATTTTATTGTTAATGGCTTAGGCAAAGCAAGCGCATCTCTTGATGAAGCATTCAGTAAACGAATATTCAAAACTGGCGATGCATTTACATATGCGCGCAATAAAGCAGTATTATTATCAGCTAGAATACAAAAGTTGGCTGGTCTAACAACACTATTTGCGAAACAAATCGTTTGGTTAACCAATTGGGTATCACGCCAACTTGAAGCATTATCAGAACAATTTGGTGGATTACAGAATACACTAGAGGCATTAGTTACTATTCTTTTGATTGCTGTTACTCCTGCATTTATTAAACTGATGCAGTTGGTTGCTATTGGCATGGCGCGATGGATTGCTCAAAACTTTATTGTTATTGCGCAATATGCTGCAATGGCAATAGCTATTGCTGGTATATTTCTAGCATGGAATGATATTTCAGTATGGATGAGTGGTAAGGGCAAATCTATTATTGGTAGTTGGTTAGGGCCATACGATAAATTCAAAGAAGATTTTCTAAAGAACTCGGACCTTGGCGGTTTCATTGCACCATTCCAAGCATTCAAAAGTTTCCTTGAAGGCGATTTTGTTGGTGCATGGAACAAATTAAAGGAAGCGGTGCAAAGCACTAGCGGATGGGTAACTATAATTATAGGATTATTAGCTGTTGCATGGATTGCTTGGCGTGCTTGGAATACACTAAAGTTTTTCGGACTCATTGCTGGATTGAAAGGTATTGTTGAAGTAATAGCCTTAATTTCTAGCGGTGCTACTGAAGCAGTATTTAAGATGATAAAGCTTGCTAAGATTGGCACATTGATGCGGATGGGTCCGGTCGGCATGGCGGCTATTCTGGCAATGGAAGGAATGGACCTGTTAGAAGAATTAAAGAAAGGTCGAGAAGTAAAGCCGCAAACTCCTGAAGAAAAAGCTAACGATTATACTGCTAACGGTCGCAGTTGGTTATGGGATCAGATTACTGGTGGTGCTAAAGCAGTAAAGAATTATATGAGCGGCGGAACGTCTGGTCCTAATATGGATATGCTTAGATCAATGGGATCGTTTGGTGCTTATCCGATGATTACCCCTGGTGCGCTAACTTCGGGTGGTGCTACTGGTGCGCCAGCCGTAATGAATAATAGTGGTAACAGTAACAGTGGTAATGTTAATCTGAAGGCTGATGTTGTTATTCAGCTTGATCCGACCTTTGACATTAACAAAGGTATTAAAACTGAGTTCCAAAACATAATGAGTGATGCAGCGAGACAAATACAAAATTCTATGCCGTTAGTAGAAGCACCGACGAAATGAGTTTGTTTTCTACCATCTTTGTTAAGAAAAGCACGGTAGGTTTTCTATCGCTCGATGTGTTAGTTACTGAAAACCTAAAACTGCCATCAGACGTAACGAAATATCCAGTAGAAGATGCTAGCGAAGAAATCAGCGACCACATTACAAGAAACAATGAAGAATTATCTATTACAGGATCAGTGTCATCTTCGGAGATATTATCATTAGAGTTTGGTTCTTGTATGACCAAACTTATCAATGCAGTGGACCAAATGCGCAGTATGCATAAGGAAAGAAAGCCGGTTACGGTTGTTACTGGTTTAGGTAAATATGAGGATATGGCATTTACTAATCTTAGTATTACTCGAAGCAATGGTGCTAATGGTGGTGGTTGGCTGGACATTAACGCTGATCTACGCAAGATAAAAAAGGTTGCGCTAAAGGAAACAGAACTACCACCAGATAAAGCTAAAGATGGTGAAGGTGGCGCTAAAGGTAAAACTGGCACGAGTGAAAACCGACGCGGATCAAGTGGCACTGAGAACAAATCGCCTAACGAAAATAGCGTTTTGTGGAATAATCAAACCACCATACAGAAGTATAATCCGTTTGGCGGCGGTATAACTGGTCCGGCGCCGCAATGATTGTTATTCCTATTGCTGATCTAAATAGTCAAGCTATTGAGTGTGTGTTAGATGATGAATTGTTTTATATCATCTTTGATTGGAACGATGACGGCCAATACTGGGAAATGGGTATTCGCAATTCCGCTTATCGAACGTTAGTTGATGGTATCAGTGTGGTGGTTAATCATCCATTGCTTAAACAGTTTAAGTATCCGGACCTGCCAACTGGTGAATTGCAAGTAACGCATGTAGGCTATACCAATGGACCGCCTAACAGAAACGATTTGGTTGGCGAAGCATATCAATTGATCTATACTAATCACATCGAACTAGTAGCTTTGATCAATGCTGTTTGATAGAGTATATCGTTTGTTGATTGGAACAAAAGGCGGCTCCAAAGGCATTGAAATAACGGACTTACGCATTCATTTTGAAATTGAAAAGACTGCTAAGAAAGACCCTAACAAAAGCAAGATACAGATATGGAATTTGAAGAAAGCAACCCGCCAGGAGATAGAGAAACCGGGGGCGCGATGCTTACTATATGCCGGTTATAAAGAAGATACTGGGCCGATACTAATTTTCTCTGGAACAGTAACGTATGTGTGGACTAAGTATGATGGGCCTGATATCGTTACAGAGTTAGAGTTAGGCGATGGCGTGCAAGAAATACGAGATACGACAATATCAGTTGGCTATGGCAAGAACGTCAAATCAAAACAGATATTATCTGACGTGGCTAAAAAGATGGGCACACCACTAACAATGCCAGATAATGCACCGGATCGTGAATGGAAGAATGGAATATCTTACTATGGTTCAGCTAGAACGTTGCTTGATAAGACTGTTTCTGGATCAGGGCTAGAATGGTCAATACAGAACGGCAATTTACAAGTAATCGAAAAGGGAATGACTACCACTAGACAGGGCATCGAAATATCACAAAACTCTGGTATGATTGGTAGTCCAGAAAGCGAACGTGAAGATAAGGCCGAGGCATCTGGTGGTGAAAAGAAATCAGGTAAGAAAGACGCGCCGAAACAATATTGGTATGGCTGGAAAGTAAAGACGCTGCTAATGCCAATGTTAATTCCTGGTGATAGAGTCATGTTGAAAGCGAAAGCAGTTGATGGGGTATTTCGCATTGAAGAACTAACACACAATGGAGATAATTGGGAAGGTGATTGGCAAACTGAATTGAAGCTTGTAGATACAGCTAAACCTATTGGTGATAAAACCCAAGCGACTAAAGCTAAAGGCGGTGTTGCGCCGCAACGCGCTAAGCCTAATGTTGAAGCAAAAAATACATCTAACAAACCAATTAATGATGGGTTTCTTGCCTAATGTATGAGGCCATAGTAAATGCTATACAACGTGCCGTGCAATCTTCATTATCGGAGATTAATACAACGACTCCTGGCACTATAGTTTCATACGATGCTGCAACTAACAGAGCGGTAGTAAAACCTTCATTGCCAAGACGTTTAGCTGATGACGAAGAACTACAATCGCCACAAATCGTTGAGGTTCCGGTTGTCTGGACTTCTAGTGGTGGCGGTAAAGCTGGGATTACCTTCCCGTTGCAACCGGGCGATGGCGTTATGTTATCGTTTCAGCAACGATCAATGGAAGGTTGGTTAGATGGTAAGAATACTATGCCGGATGATCCGAGACAATTCGATCTGTCTGATTGTGTTGCTATCCCTGGTTTACAATCAAGTGGAATCGTGGCGCATTCTGATGATGTGGTATTGAAATTTGATAAGACAATCGTTACACTAAAGAAAGATGGATCGTTAGTTATGGGTAATGATAAAGGAGGCATAACGATTGATGCCGACGGAAACATTACTCTTAAAGGACAATCAATCAAGGTTGATACGCCAGCAAAAGCTTTTACGCTCGAAACTCATCGGCATGAATTTACCAAATCCGATCCAGCCGATAACTCTGGTCAACCAAAGGCAAGCTAACATGAGCTTACTTGGCATCATATTAATTGTTTTGGTTATAGTATTGTTATTCGGCGGATATGGTTACAATGCTGGATATCATACCAATTATGCTTATTTCGGACCCGGAATAGGTGTGGTTGGTTTGGTGCTAGTTATCCTGTTAGTCTTGGTATTGTTTGGTAGACTATGAGCGATACCCAAGGTAATTACGATCTAGCATTGTCGCGGGCTGACCATGATATGTGGTTTCCGGTGTCGCCAACTAATGATCCGACTACGGAACCACGTTATCAGATTTGGCCAATCAATGGCGCAGATAAAGTGGCGCAACAAATCAAAATTACGCTTCTGGCGTTTCTAGGGGAATGGTTCTTAGACATAACGTTTGGCGTTCCTTACCTTGAAGAAATCCTAGTAAAGAACCCGCATCTTGCTAGTGTCGAAACTATACTGCGAGCGCACATCAATAACGTTCCAAGAGTGATTCGATTGGAAAGTTTTAATATGACGTTTGACCGCGCCAGGAGAACGCTTGGAGTAGAGTTTGAAGCTGTTACTGATTACGGCCCAGTAAAGGATTCAGTAAAGTTGGATACTGCGCATGTCTGAAACTATTAATGCATCTGCCTATGGTGTATTGCCGAGTGGTTTCTCGCGGATGCGCTTGCCAGAAATTCGGCAAGCTATTATTGATTCATTACAAGCTAAGACTCAGTTGACTTTCGAAACAAGACCTGACTCTATTACTGGACAATTCATTGATGTATTCGCAGAACGGGAAACCGCAGTCTGGGAATTGGCGCAGGCTGTTTATCACGCTATGTATCCTGTTAGTGCTTTTGGCGTTAACTTGGATCACTCGGTTTCATTCGCTGGTGTAACTAGACTATTTGCCAAACAGTCTATAGCGTGGGTTAATCTTTATGGCACACAAGGGATTATCGTAGCAGCGGGCGCTATTGTTAGATCAGAAGTAAACCGACAAGACTTTCTACTGACAGAAGATGTAACAATTGATGCTGGCAATGCTGGCGATGTAACGTTCTCGGTAGATACTGCTAATGTTGCGCAAGTATATTCAATACAATTATTCCGTTCTGGCGAAACAACTATTACTGCCAGTTATGCTGCTATTGCCGGCGATACTAGTGTTACTATCGCGGGCCATCTTGCTGCCATGTTGGTATCGGTAAA